CCACTTTGAGTAACCTTTATCTGCATTTTTTTAAATTCACCATATCGCTGTAAATGGAATGTCTTTCTTGCTACCCCTCCGCTTGCTAAAGTAAAAGGAAGCAACTCCGGTAAGGTAACAACATCACCTGCAAGATTCACCGTTCCGATGTCCTGAAACCCACCATTATCCAAGTCAATAGATATAGTAGCGGTATAATCACCAGTAGTATCAAATTCAACTTCTAAGGCATCTGCTTGCTTGTAATTTTCGGGATAATCCCAATCCAACGCTTTGGAAATCCATTCATAACTTATCGCTACTGTGGGGTCAGAAGCAAAAGAGGCTTCCGGACCTTCGTCATAATCCCCGATTGTCCCTGTGAAACATTCTATTACCCGACCATCGTTAGCGTCTATATAAAATAATCTATTCTCATCGTAAACTATCCAGGCTGCGGGATACCAACCATCTATTAGATACCAGGATTCGGATATAAAATCATATACAACTACTGTGTTATTAACAGATGAAGTCCCCGTAGGAATAGCAAGGAGATACTTATTATCATAAAGAACCCCTGCTGATTTTGCGATTTGAGTAAGGTTTATTGAAGAATCTGCCGTCCCGTCAAAGATATCCTGAATCGGGGTTGATACCATATTGACTAAAATCTTATCGTATTCAGAACGGACAAGGCTTCTTATCGCTATCGGTTCGCTTGATAAAAACCATTGGTCATTACCGAGGCTTACTACGGATCGGGGTGCGATTGTTCCTGTAACCCTTGATATAGGCTGAAGTGTCCAATCACTTAAAGGCGTTGACCCCGTAGCATTTAAAATATATATACTTCGTTCTTTATATATGATTAACTCATTTATTCGATAAGGTTCTATCCTTTGTATTGCTTGTCCGTCTCCGGTATTAACCTTGAATAAATCAGTCGCCTTTGTAAAAGTTTCAGGGACTAAATTATTAGAAAAATATACCCAATCAGGTTGTGCGGGGTCTCCTGATAAGAATAAATAATTAAGAACCCAAGCTCCGGTTGTCGCAGTAGGAGGAGATGCAGCCCCGGTAGTTCCACCGTTCCAATTTATCCCATTTAACCAGGATGTAGGATTTGTCCCGTTAAGGACAAAATATAGATTATTCGCCTGGATAAATTCTGTATCTTTATTCGCTGTTAAAGAAGAATGTTTAACGGTTGACCAGCTCGTATAAGCGGGTTCTGCCCTGATTATAGAAGTCCCTGAAGCAACTATCATATAAGAGGTAGTCGCATCAGAATCGTATCTGCCTATGCCGGTAAAAGCGGTATTCCCTATATCAACTACGAATATGTCCTGACCCTTGCGGGTAGATAATTGCCCTTTCTTATTAAGGACTACATTCTTAAAAGACTCCCCTTGATTCATTTCGAGAGTATCGTCAAGAAAGGCGCTTACCTGACCACCCGAAAAGTCTGATATTTTAACCTTTTGGAGTCCTTCTTGTGAATATAGAGATGTAACTAAAAGAAAAGATAAGAATATAGTTAATAGTATTTTTTTCATTATGCTCTATGTGCTGAAGCCCACATCGAAGTCATACGATGAATATATGACGGCCCGAGCTTCGAGTTCTGATTAGCAAGAATAGCACTTAACGCTTCTTTTGCTTTCGCCCAGGTAGTAATAGACTTATCTATCGTTTCCTTATCCTGGCTCAATGCCCACCCCCAGGCGTCAAGAATTAAGTAATCATCACATTCTATAAACGGATAATCGTAATCATTTACTAATTTGTTTATCCGTTTCTTGAAAAGCACCCTCATTGAATTTTCTTGATTGGGTATTTTGCCGAGTTTCAATACCTTATGGCGCATTACCCTGTCGGTAGGGGACATATATTCTAAAACTGCGTCAGCAGAATCAGCAAGAGTAATATACCCTATTGTGTCGTCTGACTTGCTTACGTGGATTATATCGTAGAAAGTAACCACCCCTGATACATAGGTTGTAGGAGTTCCTGCGGATATTGTGATATTCTCATAACCGATAATCGTCTTTAATGAATTAAGGTATCCCTCTATTCTTACTATGACGCTGGCTGTATCCGAAACTGACGAACTTTTTACCTTAACTATCGAACCGGCAACTCCTATCGCCCCGGTTATCCCCTTTGTGCCGTATATCCTCGCAAAGCTGGGAGCAGCTTCTTCATCAGCATCAGCTATTGCTGATACATTCGCATCAAAGTATTTTTCTTCTGTGATTATCTCAATTTTCTTATCGTTTGTTAAATCGTAAATCCTTAGAGGCTTATCGAATCTGTTAGGCATAGGATAATCTTCTTGTTCGTCAACGGTTGTAAAATTATGAACATCCTGCAATTCATTAAAATAATCATAGATATTAAATAAGAAATTCTGAGCAAGGTTGACCCATATTCCTATTTTAATAATGTAATCAGAATCCCCTGCTCGTTGCGCTAATGTTGCCACATTTGATTTAAGTTCAGAAAATGTAAACAAAATAATCTCCTTTCTACTAAAATTTACGGCTTACCGGCAATAAGTGGGCGAAGTTTATCCTTAGTATAGTAAAGCTCTTGGTCTTTTCGATGACTTCGTAATTCAAGACAGCTTGAAGCCTTTGCCCGATTTGCTTATCGCCTATATCCGGCATATCTACTTCTGATATTTCAAAGTTGGGTTCATAAGTAAAAGAAGGCACTTTCATACTACACCGCCCTTGCGTCTTGATTGGTTAATGGTTCTGCCTTTATTATCCTTACGTTAGTCAAAACCATATCGTTATCTTCTTCGTCCATTTGAGTTCGGATGCTTTCTACTTCAAGCGTAGCTATCAGTTGCCCCTTATCACCGTGTTGTAGATTCTTAGCAAAGGGGAATCGCTTATCGAGTATAACCCTGGCTTTTCTTCCGAAAACCTTTGAGTAAGTTCTCATTAGTAAACCGATATTACTGTTACATTACTTGCATTTTCCTGATACCGAATAACAGATACCCCCGAAGAACGGAAGTTGTATAATTCGATACTGTCATCAGCTTCAAGGAAAACTACCTTGTTTTCTAAATATGCTTTCCTGTCAGGATAAACTAAATCTATCATAACTGTTTCCGAAGAAGCGGGGTTTGTTATGATTAAATCCCCTGAGTTCATAGGAAAGAAAACACCCTTCCAGGTATCAGTTGAGGTAAGGTTTATTGATTCAACATAAACATTAGCGTTCTGCCCCCATACTATCCCGGCACAAAGCAAGAAAACCAAACAACCAACAAATAGAATCTTGCGCATCCTATCCTCCTTTAATTAACTGTTCTTGACGCTCTATATCAGTAAGTGTGTCGTCATCCTTATGACAAATCCATTTTCCATTTCTTTCCCTGATTCTCCAATCCCTTTCAGGATACCAAAACCCACAAATCGCACATTCCCTCATCTGCCCCCTAGCAACCGACGGTAATCTGCCCATCTCTAATCGCTCCTTCCAACATTCCGTAGAATAAAATAAAAAACATTGCTGAAATCGCTATATAAGTCGGGAATAACATAGTCGAACAAATCATATATGACAATATACATAAGGCGTAAATAGACGCTTCTTTCTTATCCTTTAGTTTATAGAATCGCCATATAAGATTAACTAACCACCCTATCAATACTATAAATCCTGTCCACCCGAGAGTGAATAATAACTCTGCGTAATCATTATGAAAATGATTATATACAGCGTGTTCGGTATTAGGCGATCCTTTGTAAAATGGGATTAAATCTTCAGTTACGCCTAACCCGAATCCTAAAAGAGGATTACAGGTCATTACCTTTTCTACGTTCCCTCTATGTAAAGTAATCTTACCGCTATTGATTGAATTAAACGCTAACTTTACCGCGCTGAATCTTTGTTCCAATACAAGCGGGCTTACATTATCTATCTTTAAGAAATACGCCCCTGTGCATACAAATAAAACCAATACTGCTATGCTGAATATCTTTTTACTTTTACGCCAGGTAAAGAACAAAGACGCGATAACAAACGCCCCCCAGGCTGTCGCTGTCTTTGAACACCATATCCCGAATATGGCTAAAGGAATCAAATAAGGGCAGACGCTTAAAACTACGGGTGAAATTACGGCAAAGAATACTCCTATCTGATTCGGGCTTCCTGCTAATCCTACGGGGTCGTCAATGGCGGGGTTGCCTATCTTATTATACAAGCGGTCTAAATTGAAAAACTGCATTGTAACCCATAACACCTGAAATATGAAAAGAGCGATTATAACCCGTAATATTATCCTTCTTTGTTTCTTATCGAATTTGCTTATGATATAAGAAGCCAAACAAGCAAAGTTTATACAGAACAGATGAATCATAGATTTAGTATATTGCCTTGTTACGAATACCGCAGAAATTATACAAAGAGCGATAAATACTGAAATCCATTTATTAAATCCCCAAAGAACAAGTGCTACCCCTAATAAAAATACAATCAACAAAGCCAGGAATTGAGGATACCAAACATTAACCCCTGGCAAGATGTTTGCCTTTTTGATAATTGACAATACAGCCAATATCACATCGCCCAAAGGTATTATGAATATTGCGCCTATTGTCAGTATAAGGAATTTTTTCATATAGTGTAGAGGAGGAGAGTTTTAATCCCCTCCCCTACCGTCAATGTTATTACTTGTGTTTACGGGCCAACCGTATCCACTCCGGCATTACAATCACGCCAATCTAAGGTTGGGAAACTTGTGGTGAAAGCCCTCATAATTACACCAGAGGCTAACATCAAATTTCCTGTTCCGTCGGTATCAGCTTCAACCCAAAGATAATAATAGATTGTCTCTCCTGCTGCACTCATAGCGACAAATTCTATATATCCTGGGTTTCCGTCTGTATTGAATCCACCGACGCTAAGATCAATGTAATTGGTTTTGCCTTCATAGTTGTAAGCTGGTTCCCTTACAGTCTGAGCAAAACAGATACTCGACACAAGCAATAAAGCTGCTAATATTACCAGTAACTTTATTCTCATTTGCTGCCTCCTGTTATGCTCCTTCTGTCCCGTAGGTTCCTCTCCAATGCGAATAATCAACTGAGAACCTCATCCTTGCGAGATGTTTTAGGTTTGTTGAATCAAAATCAGTTCCCCTTCTCAACGCACCAGGACGAATCCTCCAATAGAAATTCAACTGGTGAGCGCCTTTTTCCGCAAGAACAAACCAGGCATCTTCATCGGTTAAGTAATGCCCGACAAAATACTGCAAGTCTTTCTTCTGCAAAGCATTGACTTCATTGTTTGCTACAAAGGGCTTATACTCTGATCCTAACAGCTCTTCTGCTATATTCCACAAATCAACCGGAACTAATAATAACTTACCCTTAGTCGGAAGTTTTAAGCTCCGTTCGTCTGTGAATTTTTCAATAGCGGTCAAAGCTGCTGTTAATGAAGATACCGACAAATCAGCGTGAGTGGTAGGCCTATTTCCTTGTGTAGTCCCATCTAACATCGGATGGTCTGTCGCAAATAGAACCTTGCCATCAAAGCCGGTTGTCGAAAAACCATTGTTGAAGATATTAAAAGAGGTTACTTCAACGGTCTCTTCACCACTACGAGCTAATGCGCGAGGAAGTTTATTAAAGGTTTCAGGTGTTCTCTGATTATCTTCAATCGCTTCTTCGGTTACTTCGTAGCCCAATGAGTATGTCTTGTGCGTATATGTCTTGGAAATACCCGGAATGATTGTATCGTAAGTAGCTGACACACCTTCATTCTTTTCGGGCATAATACCAAAGCCAGATTCGTAACTATCCTTCTCGCTTTGTTTGGTGCTGTTTAATACATTAAACACCTTGTCGTGCTCATTACCCCAACCTTTAAGGCCATCTTGATACATCTGGCCTAAATTGGCGTCGAGAGCATCAACGATTTGGGTTCTTGTAATAGCCATTTCTTATTCCTCCTTAGCTCTTTTCGCCGTTATACTGCTGCTGAGGCAGTTGTTCCTGAGAACCAATAGCTTTCTGCAAACACGAAATACATTTCACAATGTTCGCCCCAACTATTATTAGGTTCATCTACTAACCCAATAATCTTACAACCTGTTTCTGTCCCTGCCGTCGCCAAATGTGAAGAATCAAGTTCATATCCGGAACGAGCAATGGTAGTATCTCCAGTCCCAGCAACCCAATCACAATCTGAAAACAGATCGGTTGATGCTGGTGCTGTGCCGGTAGTATCACCCTGACCACGAAATACACAATCAGGAAGTGCTAACGCTACATCAGCATATCCACCACTTAAAGCTGGCAGATACTTTGTGCTTATTGAACTATTCGGCGAACCGATAGGATTCCCGGTGGTATCGTATATTGCTACTACGACACCTAACGTTGAAACCCCGGCGTCTGCCGCTGCTTCTTGAATATTTCCTGTTGATAGTGCTTCTACCACATCGCCAACAAACAAATTAAGCGCGTGAGTAGCAAGAACAGGAAATCTCCATACAGGAACTCTTGCCCCGCCTAAAGTCAAGGCAGGTTGGAAACCCCCGTATATTCTGTCTATATTAGCCATCTAAAACCTCCTTACTTCTTTACATTCTTACATCTTAAGTTCTTCTTTGGTTTGAACTCCTTTCATAGAGTCGTGTATGTCCTTTCCGCCGATATTCCGGTCGCCTTTTTCTAATAACCGCTTGATGGCCTTTACTGGTGCATTAGCCCGTGTTTGTTTGTGCTCCCTTTTTTCCGCGTATAGTTCTTTCGGCATAAAAGCTAATATGGTATCACCGCGCCTTAACATTCCATCAGGCGAGATGAACCTTTCTTCTATACCTAAGCGTTTTAAGTGTTCGCGGGAGCATATTTTCCAAGCGCCTTTTTGAAACAACAAATTACCTGTCTTGATAGACAGATTCTTCATTTCGTCTCGTAAGAAACGATATTCATATTTCGGGTCTTTTTTTGAGAGATAGAAAGGGTCAATGTTTCCATAATAATCCTTTGTTATCTCTGCGGTGTATTCTCCCGTATCTACCGTTTGTTTAACTACACCCTTTAATTCTTCTTCGGGTTTATCTTCATTTATTGCTTCAGGAACTTTTTTTAAGTTTTCCTTAGTCATTATTCCTCCTTGCTAAAATAGCCTTTTTCGCTGCTAAACCTTTTGCCAGCGCTTCGTCTTTAGTATATTGTCGTCCTGTTTTCTCATTCGTATAATCACCCTTACAATACATAGCAATCGCTGTTTCCTCTTCGTATTCGGATAGCTTTACTTCTTTTGATTCTTGCTTCCTATCCGGCGCGCTTGTATTAGAATGAACTGACAAGTCCTCCGATAAGTCTATCGGCTTATCCCCTGTCCGTAATATCTGCTTTGCGCGTTTAAGTGCTATGCTAAACCCTCTTGGATTTGCTGCCATACCTTCGGCGTAAATCTCTGTGGTCAATTTGTATAACGGATCATTCGCATCAAAATCAGGATTAGTTTCTCCATTTGCTAATCTCTTAGAAAAATTAGGGTTTGCTTTAAGAACCTCTAAAGCGTCCTCTTTCCTGATATTGATAGCTTCCTTTTCTTTTTCTTCCCTGCTTAAATCAGATTTTACTTCTTCGAGCAATTCGGCTCTATCGCGCGTCTTTTGATGCTTATAAGCCTGTTCCTCTGTAAGCTGTCCGGCGTCAACCATTGACTTTAAGGTTGTGTCGGTATAATAAGATTTACCTCTTATTTCTACCGTTTCCTCAACGATAACCGGCTTTGCAGAAATCGTCCTACCAGCTCTTAATTCAGCGATTTCAGCTTCTAATTTCTTTGCTCTTTCGCTTTCAACCCCGTATCTTTCTTCTGCGTCTTTGGCTTTCCAGCTAAGCTGATTGATTCGTTTCTGATACCTGGTCTGCCTGTTTTCTTTAAGGGTATCAACTTCTTTTAATTCTTCCTCGTTCTTTTCCTCTTTCTTTAACAGTTCCTCTAACCGAGCTTCTTCCTTCTTCTCTTCTTCCGTAACCGCATTTGGGTTTGTCGCTTCTACCATTATTCCTCCTATTTTTCCATTAAGGTCAAGTCTGACGAATGTGTTCTTACATTAAGCACTTTACCGTGCCTGTCTTTACCATCACCGATAACTTTCCAGCCTTCAGCCTTCATTCTTTCGACATTTCTCTCAGCGACCAATCGCTGTTGTTCCTCTGGTGCTTTCGTTACTTTCTTCTTCGCTACTTTCTTCTTTGGTGCTACTACTTTCTTCTTAGCCTTAACCATTTATTACCTCTCTTTCTGTTTTTTGGATTTCTTGGAACGCATCTTGTCTTTCTTTGCTCTGCCCATTTAGACCTCCTTTCTGGTTTCTAAAAATC